CTCGTTGCCCTGAGTTTTGCTATCACCGAAATAAACATTGTCGGCAACAACCTCGGCAGTTCTGCGCTTGCTTCCGTCCTTGTCCGTCCAGTCACGAATCTGCAAACGACCTTCGACAACTGCCATGCGACCCTTGCCGAAATACTTGGAAAGGAACTCTGCTGTGTTGCGATATGCCACAACATCAATGAAGTCAGTCTCTTTCTCGCCGCTCTGATTCTTGAAATCTCTATCAACCGCCAGAGTCAGGGAAACAACGGAAACGCCGCTGTTCGTTCTACGCAACTCAATATCTCTAACGATGCGACCCATAATGATAATCTTGTTCAGTGCCATTTCTTAATCCTCCAATAATCTGTATTCTGCAAAGCAAGTAGCTTCGCCGTATCGGTTTTTACCTTTAACCATTGTTCTATTGATTTTGATGCCCTCTCTCCGCAAGTCAGAAATGCGAGATGCCAGACGGTAAATCCCGTATTCCTGCATAGCTTCAAGCTGTGTAATCGTTCCGTATTCTCGCAGATGTCGCATAATGCGGTCATTCTGTGTCAATCGTTCTCACCCTTTCGGTAGATCATGTCACTTCGATTCCAGTCAGGATAAAAGCCTTTCAAATGCGCCACCAACTGACAGTACAAACTCTCTCTTGTTGCACCCTTGCCGAATCGCCACATATTCGCCCCTTCGTCATATCCCTTGTGGCATAAGTGGCATAGGCAAACAATGTTTCTTTCTATTCCTAAACCGCCCTGAGAACGCCGTACAACATGGGCAACAGGCTCGCCTAGCGGAGAGCCACAGAGAACACAAATGCCTCTGTCACGCTTCATAACGGCTTCCTTGACGGATTTAGGAATAGCTAATGCTTTTGTTCGTTTGTTCATTTCCATTCCCTCTCAATCTGTGCATCAATAATTCTGATTTGCAGCTTGATTGACTGAATCGCTTCCATAGCAGATTTATAGACAACCTCGGCGCAGTCCCGTTCAAAGCGAAGTCTGGCAATCTCGGTATCTCCCTTACAGATGTCAGAGATAATCGTCACAGGCGTTCCTTTTTCTCTTTCCCGGATGATTTTCTCTGCCAGAGCCACCTTGTAGTCTCGTTCTGCCTGTGCGTATGCCTTGCCCCGGACACCCAACTGCTTCACAGCCGCATCCAGAAGTGAGGACTTCGCACCAATCTCTTGAATCAAGTCCGCTGCCATACGAACACCCTCTTGCCAGTAGTGTTGTTCCAGATAGCCAGACCCGTGATTCTGCGCTTTTCGTCATAAGCGATTTTCTCAACAGAGAACTTGTCAAAGGTCTTGTACTTACCCTTGTCCTCTAAGATTTTCATCTTGTCGGCAGAAATCCAGATAAACGGAGAAGTGTACAACTCTCTTCCAATGCCCCAATTGAAACACGCTCTCTTGAAGGAATCGGATGCCAGACCCTTTTCTTTCTCTGTGTTGCTCTCAACACCCGTATCTTCCTTTTCAACCCACATCTGCTTGCCATCGTCCCAAATGGAAACGATGCAGTTTGCGTTCTCTCTGGTGTGTCGGCGCATCCAGTTCATAGCACCAACTGTTTCATCGAGAATGTTCTGGTCAACTCTCGCATCCTTATACAACAGCAAAGATGCTCCGTTTTCTTTCACCTGTGCTACTCGCACTTCGATTTCTTCTGCTTCAAGTAATCTAAATTCAGGCATCGTCAACTCTCCTTATTTTCAAAAATCAGGGGACAATGAAAGCCGATAATGTGCCGTGGGGATGGGAGAAACTCTCCCGTTCTTCGGCAATATTCTCTTTGTGACTGGCTCTCAAGTCCCATCAGCGGACAGCGGAAGCAGCAAACATCGTCTTCCGGGAAAGAGATGTCAACCGTGCTGTGCGTGTAGTAGGACACGCCTTTCGAGAAATCTTTCATTTCTCTTCCTCCGTCTTTTCAGCAAACTCGGCAACCGTCTTGTCACCAATCAGCGTTTCGATGATTTCCAACTTTTCATTGACTGCAATTTCCTCGCTGTTAATCACGGCGATCATCGCCATGTAATATTTCTGGCTTCTTTTCATGTCTCGTAGTCCTCCGTCCATTTCTTAAATTCTTCTTCGGCGCACTCTACGTGGTACAGCTTGCCGTCAATGTCAAAAATCCGTTCATCCTGAATGTGGTGTCCGCAACGGCAGCAGACAGGCTTTTTCGCCAGCCATTTCTCACGCTCATGCTCTCGGTAACGCCACATCTCGTAAGCATCACACATCGCCATTCTCCTTCCACCAGACACGAACGGTCTTTACACCCAACTCCAAGGCTTCGTCATGCTCAGTAACGCACAAATCAATGTGCGCCCCGGCAACGCCGCTCCCGGTATCGTCTGCACGATACTCAAAGATTTCTCCATCGCCATAGTCGATATAGACTGTGCTACCCAACGGAATCAGAAACGGGTCAACTGCCACGCTCAAATAAGGCTCTGCCGTTCTGCCGCTTGCTGTAATGCCGTAGGCAGGATGGTCAGGCTCTTTGCCACAGCACTTCTTGCAAATGCAGTAGTGGGTAAGTGTGGCGTTCTCGATGCTAGGAAACTTCGCCATCGGGTCAATGATTGTCGGCTCTTCTTTAACCTCTGGAACAGCCTCAACCACGACAGGCTCAACCACTTCCTCGACTGGCTCATAGACTGGAACTTGATTTAGCAGACTGCGATACAGACACCAGACACAGAACAACGCCCATGCAGCTACGGACAGATAGAAGAACAGTTCTTCTCGTTGCCGCTTCTTCTCGTTTCTCGTCTTGCTCATTTCCTGCCCTCCAACCAATTGAGAACGGGACAGCAAAGTATGTATGTAATGGTGAATACTCCGATATAGGTGAAGATCGTAACGCTCATTTCTCTGCACTCCTTTTCTCAATGATTCCTCGCAGAACTTGATAAAACTCTTCGTTCTGAATGACAACGCCCTCGATAGATTCCCGGATGCTGCCGTCTTTCATTACATGAATGATGTTCATGCTTCGACCTCACTCCTTGATGTCAAGAATCTCTCGAATTGCTTCAACAATCTTCGGTGCGTTGCGTTGCCCGGTCAGTATCTTGTACATATAGCCGCCGTCTACATACAGTCCAGTTCTTTCAGAAACGACTTCTTCAAGCCATTTCTGCTCCTTCCCCTGTCGCAGAAGTTCGGTCTTTACGCACAAACCGAAGTCTGAAAATTTGCTGTTATTCACGAAAAGTACCTCCTTGCGTTCGTTTTGTTTGACGGGTACGTTTTCAGGTACTATAATGAAGGTGTCAACAAGCATCAATAGTACGGAAATACCTACCGTCTGTGTTCAGTATAGTACGAGCATTCGTACTGGTCAAGTACATTTGTAGGTAATTTCGTACTTTTGTAGCCATGCACAAAAAAGGAGGTACGAAGTTGGGTACTCTATACGATAGGATACAAGACCTATGCAAAGGTAAAGGTGTGTCTGGAAGCCGTATGTGTCTTGACTTGGGACTAAGCAAAAGCACTTTATCCGATATGAAGAAAGGGAGAACAAAAGGCATTTCAGTTCCTACGGCACAGAAGATTGCTGGTTATTTTGGGATCACTGTAGATGAACTCTATGGAATGGAAGAAAAAATAAAAGCCGACCCCGTAGGGACGGCAGAGCGACACATTGAAATGATTACAGATGAAGACTTGAATGATATATTCGATGACTTCAAGACATTGGATGCAGCTAAACGCCAAATTGTAAAAGACCTAGTTCACAGCTTGGCGAAAGCATAAAAAAAGGAAGCCGTTAAAGGCTTCCGAAGAGACTCTTGATGAAAGTGAGAATGTAAAGCAGTTGGTTTTCATCTTTTGTGGTTAATAGTTCATTGATCTCATTGATGTAATTTTCCTTCATCGCAAATCATCCTTTCATCATCCGGGGCAAGAACAACAGTTCGTATGTTCTGAAAATATTGTATTGTAGAACATCTGTCGAAAACAATCGGAAATTGTTTCCTGTGAAAATAGTCTACACTATCCGAATTTTTGCACATTTGTATGCACTATCCTGAAAAGATTTTTTTGGATGGTGTGAGGATGTCCAGTGCCAACCAAGCATCCCCACACCAGAGTGATAGGCCATCTCTGACCTGAGTTAAGCCTATCATTTCAAAAGCGAAAAATACAGCCTGAAATAAAAGGATTATGCAACGATTTATGCGTATAAAAATCCTGTTATTTTGAGGGTAAACCATGCAATATTACTGAAATGAGGGTTTTATAATGAGAAAGAGAACAGACCCGTCTACCAAACCATACTATAAGTGCCTGTCATGCCCTAGATTTAGGAAAGTGTGTGGCGGCATCCCCACACGAGAAATGGATTTGCAAGAATGGTGCGAGTATATGCGTGATGTCAGAGATCACTTTCATTTAACCAATGACTATATCGCACAAGAAGCCGATGTTTCCGATACTACCGTAGAACGCATCATGGCGATTAACGTTAAACAGGACATTATGAGAGCAAACGCAAGAAGAATCGAACTTGTGGTCATCGGCAAGGTTGGCAAGCATATCTGCGAACTTGAGTACGATGCTGCTGCCATCGAAGAAAAGATCAACAGCCTGCTTGAAACTATAGAAGAATTGCGAGAAGAAAATAAACGCAAGGCTAAAATCATTGATAAATATCTGGAAGGTTGATACATACAACAACATTTAAGGAGGTGGTGCCAAATAAACGCCGCAAGACACTAAACAAAAGGAGAGGATCACATGAGAGTAGGACTTTACCCACGGGTATCAGGACATGAGCAGGAGGACAACTATTCCATACCCGAACAGATTGACAGAATGAAGAAGTATTGCGAGTCAAAGGACTGGATGGTGCATAAGATTTACACCGATTCCGTTTACAGTGGCTCAAACATGGACAGACCCGGACTGCAAGAAATGATTAGGGACTGTGAAAACGGCAAGCTGGACATGGTTCTGGTTTACAAGCTGGACAGACTTTCCCGTAGCCAGAAAGACACCATGTATTTGATTGAGGATGTGTTTGAGAAGAACGGCGTAGGCTTCACATCAATGACTGAGAATTTTGACACAAGTACGCCGCACGGAAAATTTATCGTGGGCATCCTCGCAGTTTTTAGCCAGCTTGAGCGTTCTCGCATAACCGAAAGAACCATGAGCGGCAAGGACGGACGAGCAAAAGAGG